CGATCCACACTGCCTTTCCTCCTAGTCACAAGTCCACCGCCAAGCAATCCAGAATCAAATGTAATTTGAGCTTCTTCCACGACTGCTTTCAAGTTTGAATCATATTTGTTTTCCTGTCCAATCGTATCACCACAATCAATTGCCGGTTCTCCACGGTAGTCCAGTTCATATTCAATTCCAGACGAAAAGTAATCAGCAAGCCATGTAGCAACTTGCTTACTATGTTCTACATCAGAAATAATAGGATTCTGCCATTCTTTATCCGTACCACGATTGTTTACCGTCTGAACAGTATATGCCGTAGATACATTATACTTATATCCTTTTACAGTTATATTTACCGTCTCACCAATTGCAACACCAGACACAGCAATTTCAACATAATATGCTCCGGAAGATACAACATTTGCCGATTGCCCGCTCTTTCCATCTTCGATACTCACTGTATATCCGTAGCAAGCATCAGACATATAATAAATAGCATTTTCACCGTCATACGTGAGCGTTTCCGTTGCAAGTTCATCTTCAATACTTGATTTTGAATAAAGATATCTAGCAACTTTCACGTTCTTGATTCTATCAAGCTGTGTCCCAACAGGTGTAGAATATAAATCGTCGTACTCAATCCGATAAGACGTTTCTGAACCGATTGAAATATAATCCACATGGATTCTGCTGTTCGGCTCAGTCTCTACAAATTCGATTTCCATCTTGTCGTATTCTGGAAAATCGTATTGGATTTCAAAATCATTTGCGATTCCAGATTGAATTGTCAGTGTATCGCTCAATACATTATCTGCATATGTCCGTATAATAAATTTCTTTGGAAGTTTGTTGCCAAATGCAATGTAAATACCATATGCCTTGTATTTTGCTTCAAGCGTTCTTGTAATGACTGGATTTTTTGTAAACAGACCGTTTTCATCACTGATAGCAGAACTTACATATCCGGTATTCTGGACATCTTCCTTTGGCAGAAATAGCATCTTTCCATCCGCCAACCATCTATTTTTTTCATAGGTTGCAAAATCTGATTTTTGAGTCTGGATATCAACATTTTTTATATCGGAATAATACGTAGTTCCATTTGATGTTGTTTCCATACTCGGTTGAAATAATGAATGAATACGGATTCTTCCGTAACGGTCATAGTCAAGTACACATCTTCCGGCATTTGCTATGATCTGTAGTGCTTCTTTATGCTTTACTTTTGGAAGCGGATTATGGATAATAACTTTTTTCAAGTAAGTATCCAAATAATAATCATCATTTCCAACACCAGCATCCGTAAGTACAAGAACGGCTAAATCATAAAGTGTAATGCCATTTTCATAATACTGTCCTTTGTAATAGTCATCGTCAATGAATTTCAAGACATCTACCGCCCTAATAGTGGCTTTTTCATCAGATGCACTCCATTCATATACATATAAGGAACCCATCTGAAGCCATTCAATACTACCATTATCAAGTTGGTATCCAATTGTTACATTTAATCGCTGTCCACTTTCCAAGAAGTTGATTTCTGATGCAGGATTATCTACGTTGAATATCTGATTATCATTATGGAGCGTTACACTAAACTCTGATTCCGGTAAATCATCATTGATAGATGAAATGGTTGTCTTATTGCTTGCGTTAAGAATCCATTCATTGTCATATTCCAAACCAAGACCAAATTGAATATAATCAATTCTAACTCTATTGTTCGGGACACTCATTTCAGTAATAATAAGCTCAATGTATGCCGTATTATCAAACACGGTATCTGTCTTGAAAATCTGCTCATTATTTTTAAAATTAACAGATGCACCATTATCAGTTACTACAGAAAATTTTGTAGGATAGCATTCTCCAAATTTGATTGTCAGACCTTTAATATCTGATTTTCCGCAACCAAAATCAAATTTTATATGCATTTCACCAGAAAACAAATCATTGCACGTATATCCGTCAATCCAATATTCATCTGCATTCTCTGGCAAAAAGTACATTGATCCATCAGCCTTAAACATATCCTGTTCGTAGGTTGCATATCTCTTAACTGTATGTTGCCGAAAAAGCGATTTTGGATCAGAAAAAGTAGTGTAATCCGTATTTTCCAGTGCTGCTGATTGTTGCGCTTCTTGATTTATGAGTCCAAGCTGTATCTTCATATACGATTCGTTACGGATTGGACGCTTCATCGATTCTTTATATTCTTTAGAAGTCTGAAACATTTCTACCACCCCGAATCAATAATGTTGACTTTACAGTTTATGTATGCCACTGGTCTACCGGCTTTATCGTATTTAAACACATCTGCCGTTCTGTCACCCGGATACATCGTTAATGTAATC